AGTACACAGAATGCTCATATAAAGCATTCAAACGATAGTAGGCAGAAAGCCTACATGGAAAAGCACAGAGACAATAAGGCATATGAGAGATTTAAACATATGCCAGATTATGGGAAAGGAGTACAAATAAATGACAAATAGAGAAAAATTCGCAGAACAGATTTTGGATATTGCTTGTGGCGGTAGCAAAATAGCAGTTAACAAAGCAACATTAGAGCCGATAGCGTGCTATGAATTAGAGTGTAAAGATTGTTTATTCAATACTCACAGTTATGTCTATTGCGGGGATAAAACGAAAAAATGGGCGAATAGTGAATACGTTGAACCGCCTGTTGACTGGTCAAAAGTTGCAGTTGATACACCAATACTAATAAGAGATAGCAGTTTTTCCGAGTGGGGTAAAAGATATTTTGCGAAATATGAGAATGGGATAGTTTATGCTTGGAGCAATGGAGCAACATCGTGGAGTGGCGATAGGTGTACACCATGGAAACTGGCTAAGCTTCCGGACAAGGAGCAGTAATGGAGAGATTAACGAATAGAAACTATGGAGAAATTTCTCACACAGGAAGAATAATTCCATATAGCAAGCATTGCATTGGATGCATTACCAAGGACTGTGATTGCGGAATTGTTGAAGATATGGTTAAAAAACTTGCCGATTATGAGGATTTAGAGGAACAGGGCAGACTTATCAAGTTACCTTGCAAGGTGGGAGATACAGTATGGGATAATGACTGTGGCAGACCTTGTGCATATACAATAACAGCCTTTTCATTTGGTGAATGCGAAGAATACATTTGTGAACCTGTTACAACAAAAGAAGTCGTATTCTATTATGAAAACTCGAGCGGAAGTATCACAGGAAGTTTTGCAGAAAGCGAAATCGGCAAGTCAGTATTTTTGAACAAATCAGAAGCAGAAGCAAAACTAAAAGAATTGAGAGGCGGAAAATGAGTACAGGAATGAATTTGGAAGAAGCGGAAATCGTAGCAGATAACATTGGCACATCACTATATTATGACGTCTACAATAAAGCACTTGATGATTTATTAAATTCTCTTCCGGATTGCGATTATGTCGGAATAGAACGTCTTGTTTGCTTGGTGGAACAGTTAAAGAGAGGTAGAGAAAATGAGTAAAACAATAGTATTGATTATACTTTGCCATTTAATGGGCGATTATGTACTGCAATGTGATTTTATTGCACAAACAAAAGGAAAGAATTGGTATCACTTATTTGTACATTGTGCATTGTATTGTGTTCCATTCCTAGTAGTATTCGGTTGGACATGGCAGTTGGCAGTAATTTTCATTTCGCATCTGATTATCGACCCTTTAAAGGCTAGGTGGAATAAGATTACATACACGCAAGACCAAGTATTACATTATATTATCGGGCTTACGTATTTATTATGATTGAGAGGTGGAGAAAATGAAAGTAATAATTGACATACCTAACGATTTCACAGGAGATTATATTGTTGACAAATTCAAAGATTTCTTTTCAAGGGTTATTGCGGATATTGATTGTAAAGGTATGTGTGGCAGATACGAGAAAGAAATTGCTGAAATGTTTTTAAAGGCATTTGATGATAGCGAAGAAAAGGTTTCTTGTAACTGCCAACACAACAGCAATTCAAGAGATAATGAGCCTTGTTGTAGATGTGATAGCAAACAGACCAATGCCGACAGGATAAGGGATATGTCGGATGAAGAGTTGGCAGAGTTTCTTATAACTTTTAAGAACACATTCGGCGGAGAATACGAGGGAGAGGCTAGTTGTATGGATTGGCTTCAATCAGGAGCAGAATAGGAGAGAATATGAAAGATAGATACTTATTCAAGGCTAAGAGAGTTGATAACGGAGAATGGGTGCAAGGATATTATGCAAAAGGCTTAGATGTGTTTACGGATTGTGAAGAAGCACACATAATATTTGAACCTAACACAATGTTTTATTCTAGCGGAGAGACAGACGGATGGTACAAAGTAGACCCGACCACTATTTGCCAATGCACCGGCTTAAAAGATAAGAAGGGCAAGCTGATTTGGGAGAATGATATTGTAAAAATAAATAATAGCAAGGGGAATGTGCTCATAACATTTAGAGATTTTGAAATTATATGTACAATTCCTAACGAAAAATATTATAAGCACAGACTTGAATATGATACTGAATATGAAGTTGTCGGAAACGTCTTTGACAATCCGGAGTTATTAGAAAGTGAGGGATAATATGACAGCGAAAAAAGCAATTGAATTTTTGCGAATGCATTTTGAGTATCTAAAAGAAAGATGGAAGCCATACCCTGATTACAACGTTTTAGAAGCAATTAGATTTGCAATATCGGCAATAGAAAAGCAGATACCAAAGAAACCTATCATGAAGCAGTATTTTGAAGATTTGGAAGAGGAGTACTTGTGCTGTCCGACATGTGGAGAAATTTTGACAGACAGAATACCGGCTGATAATAAGACTTTCTACTTCCACTGTATGAATTGTGGTCAAAAATTTGATTGGAGTGATGAAGCATGACCAACATAACAACAGTAGTATACACCATCCTCATAGTATTCGGCATAATCGGTCTAACAGAGGTAGTGCTTGCGTGGTATGACATCCGTGGGCGAGATAAGACCGATGATGATATACAAGAGCAGTGGCGTAGTGAAAATATTAAACATTAATTAATTTATCAGAAAGGAATAGGTTGTGCGCACATAAAACCGAGGTTTCCTTTTGGCGGATTTAGAATGATAGTACATTGTTTATTTGAGTAGTCAGGCACATTCAAGAATGCTTTCAAAAAGTATGGAATTGAAGCCTACGACTATGATATTCAGAATGAATTTAACGAAACTGACTATGTTACTGACCTTTTCGAAGAGATTGATAGGGGGTATCAAGGTGAGCCGAGTTTGTTTGATAAGATAAGCCCTGATGATTTGATATTTGCATTTTTCCCTTGCACTTATTTTTCAGACCAAAGTCCTAGGCATTTATGCTGCACAGCTTATCAATATAAGAATTACACTATTGAGCAAAAATGCGAGGTGTCAATGAAAAGACATAGGCAGTTAAGTTTGTTCTATGAGATACTTAATAAGTTTGTCATTGTATGTCAAAGAAAACATCTAAGGCTGATTATAGAAAATCCATTGAGTACTAGCGGAATGCATTATTTAACACATTTTTGGTGCTTAAAGCCCAATGTCATCGACAAAGACAGGACATTGAACGGAGATTACTATAAAAAGCCTACGCAATATTGGTTCATTGGTTTACAACCTAAGAATAATCTTATTTTTGAACCATTAGAGGCAGTTGATGTTATGAAGCAAAGATATGTTACAAGTGATAATCCATTGGGAGTGGACAGAAAAACAGCAAGGTCAATGATACACCCACAGTACGCAGATAGATTTATCAGACAGTATATTCTTGATGAGGAGATATGGAGAGATAAGCAATGAAACACTACAAACCAATTAAATGTGTAGTCTGTAGCAAGATATTTGCACCAACCGCAGCTAACCAAAATACGTGTTGTGAAGCACACAGACAGCAGAGAGCTACAGAATTAAGAAAAATCAGAGAAAAGAAAAGACTTAAAAGAAAGCCTGTTAAGAAAAACAAACTTGCGGAAATCTGCGAGATTGCTAAGAGTAGGGGCATGAGCTACGGACAATATATGGCAGAACAGTATAAAAAGGAAGTGACGATAAGATGAATAGCAGAACTATAAGTAATATAGAGCCGATTGAAAGACAATGTGTATACGAGGACAACAAGCTATGTAACAGTTCATGCCGATACTCAAATACTTGTATACACAGTACGAACAAAACCGAAGAATAGGAGATAAGGTCTATGAAGTTTTCAAAGCTGACTAGACCGGAACTTGAAGAAATCTTGAAAAATGCCAATTTCACCGATGAGGAAGCGGAAGTTTTTGAGTTGCTAGTTGCTGATAAAAGCCTTGAAGAGGTATCACAGAGACTATTAATCTCGAAAACAACCACTTCCCGGAGAGTGGCAGACATTAAAGAAAAGATAGAAAGGAGTCAGGCAATGATTAACAAAGTGCCAATATGGGAAAAGGTAACGCTGACGATTGATGAGGCTGCGGAATACAGTAACATCGGAATTAACAGAATCAATGATATGCTTAATAATCCCTCATGCCCTTTTGTGCTTTTTGTCGGAAGAGGCAAGCGATTAGTTAAGCGCAAGGAGTTTGAAAAATACCTCGAAAAGACAGATAGCATATAGATATATTGAATTATGAGCCATTATGTAGTAATATAGAAATTATCATATAATGGCTTTTGATTTTGAAAGGAGCCATAAATCAGTATGGGAAAGGATTTGAGAGGAAAAGAGCTGGGAGTCGGAATAACCCAGCGCAAGGACGGACTTTATCAGGGCAGATATAAAGATAGGTTCGGCAAGAGTAAGACAATCTACAACAGCAAGTTGCCGGAACTGCGGAAAGAACTTAGTAAAGCAGTGACCGACAATCAACAATTCACAAGTGTTAGGGACAACATTACCCTTGATGCGTGGTTTGACAGGTGGATGAATGTATACAAGAAAAAGAAAGTGCGTCCCAATACCATTAGGGAGTACACGCATATATACAAGAAGAATATTTCACCATACTTAGGAAACCATGAAATAACATCTATTCGCAAGTCGGATGTGCAGTTACTTATAGACAAAGCTTCTGACGATAACTATAAATATGAGAGGCAAAGCAAAATTAAGGTTATTTTAAATGACATGTTCAGTAGAGCTATGGAAGATGACCTGATGATTAAAAATCCGGCGAAAGGTGTAAAGCTGAGAGCAGACAAAGAAGTTAATGCTTTTGCATTGACAGTAGAGCAACAGAGCGAGTTTTTTGAAGCGTGTAAAGGCACATTTTACGACAATATGTATAATGTGGCAGTTAATACAGGCTTGCGCCCAGGAGAACTGTTTGCACTCACGATTGCAGATATACATATGGACGAGGGGTATATTGATGTTAATAAGACACTTGTGTATCAGAAATACCTTGAAGATAAAGGCAAGACATTTCATGTTGAGCCACCAAAAACCAAGCAGAGTCACAGACACGTACCAATTAACAGTGTGTGCAAGGAATATCTGACGAAACAATTTGAGCTTAAAAAGATAGTTTCAGCACGCAGACCCAAGGAGCAAAACGAATATTTGTTTGTTACAAGGTTTAACACACCAATTAATTCGGTTATATACAGCGACTCTATACGTTCAGTTGTAAGACGGATAAATGATACAAAGAGCAGTGACAATGAATTTCCATTTTTTAGCGGTCACACGTTTAGACATACGTTTGCGACAAGATGTTTTGAGTCAGGGATAGAGCCGAAAGTCGTTCAATCATATTTGGGTCATGCAACACTGAAAATGACAATGGACTTGTATACACATGTTACACCTGAAAAATCGTTTGCTGACATTGAAAAAATCGTTAGCACCGACAACAAAATCATAGAATATAGAAGAAAATGTGTGTAG